TTCTGCCGGAACGCCCTTGCGGCCCACGATGGTGTTGGGCACTGTGAACAGGTCTTCGCGCGTGAACTGGAGCCACTTGAACTCGCGGAACGGCACGGGAGTACGCGGCATCACCATGTCGGCGATGAAACTTTGATTGCGGTAGGCCAGCGCGATCTGCGTAAGCTCTTGCTGAACCGGGAACGGGAATGTGGTGGCCATGGCGGCGGTCCTTTAGGGGTGGGCTGGCGGCGGCTGGGTTACTGCACGCCCTGGGAGATGTAGCAGCGGATGCGATCACCGGCCGCCACGGCGGCATCGAGCGCCAGGCCGATGATGCGGTTTCCCGCGCTGGCCGACGTTACCGCGCGGCCTGTGGCGTCGGAGGTGAGCATGGCGCCCAGCGCCACGGCGGCTCCAGCGGTCACCCATGCCACTCCGGAGAGGATCACGTCCACATTGCGGCCGGTGGCGACCTGCTGAATTTCGTCGCTGATGCCGATGCTTGCGGCCGTCGCGGAGTTTGCGGCCGTGACGGTGTTCGCGGCGCTCAGTGTCACGATGCGCGCGGGATCCACGGCGGCGCCCGCCGTGAAGGTCTTGATGAGTGCGGGGTTGCTCATGGGCTGTGGCTCCTATCGGGTGAGCGGGTTGCCTTAGTTACGCCTTGCCCGCGTGTATGGCGGTCACGGCCTCGGTAAAGCTGATGTGGCGACCCTCTGAGGCGGCCTTGGCGCGGTAGGCGGCAGCGCGGTTGGCGATGTCCACGTTGTCCGAGCCCGCGGAGCCCGGGGTGCGCGCGGGGGCGAGCTCGCCGTACTGCACGGACGCTGGGGCGGCTTGCACGAAGGCCATGAACCACTCGCGCGGGGAAACCTTCTTGGTGGCGCCAGCCTCATCGAATTCCACGCTCGCCTCGGTGGCGTCGAGGGCGGCGGCGAAGGCGATCACGCCCGCGCGCTGCGGCGGGAGCACGCGCCCCTGGGTCACGAGGGCGTCCACGGCGGCGGTCACGGTGGCAAGGTCCGCCGCGCGCTCGCGCGCCTTCAGGGCGGCGGCCTTTTCGGCAAAGTCCGCCTCTGCCCTCGCGCGCGCCTCGCGCTCCTTGGCAAGATCAGCCTCCAGTTGTGCTGCCGTGGCCTTCAGGGCGTCGAGTTGGCTCTGGTGTTCCGCGCTCATGGCGTTTGTCTCCGAGAAAGAGGGTACGGGGGTTGGTTCGGCGGCGGGTGCCGGGCGGTTGGCCTCGGCTTCGAGACCGCCCACGAGGTAGTCGGGCAGCACCGAGTCCGCGTCCTCAAGGGAAAACTTCGAGATGAAGAACTCGCGCATGCGCCGCGCCATCTGCGCCATGAGGCTCACGCTGTAGTCCGCGAACTCGATCACGCCGGCTTCGGCATCGGCGCTGAACTTCACTTCGCGCAGGCCCTTCACGGCGGGCGGCTGCGCGCCGAGAAAGCCCACGTGGCGCAGGTAGTAGGTGCCGGGCTTGGGGTTGTTCGGGGCGTCTGGGGTGTAGAAAGACGCGGAGCGCTTCTTGAAGCGCCCTGCTGCCACCAGATCGGCAAACTGCGGCTCCACTTGGGCAGGAACGGCCCGCATGGTGGTGCCGTCCATTTCGAGGCGCGACACCCAGCCGTAGGCCGGTTCGTTGTCGCGGGGATGACCAACGACAATTGGCGCCTCGTGCAGCGCGGGGTCGTAGGCTGCTACAGCGGCACGCAGAACCTCTTCCGAAAACTCAAGGGTCTGCCCACCGGATGCCGTATGGCGGCCCGCTCTGAAAATGTCGAAGGGTTGCATGAGTACCCGGGGCGCTGTTGATGTGCGCGCACCGTACACCCCTCAAGGGCGCTTTTCACCATGGGACTATGCCCCACCCTGCGCCCTTATGGCTTGCGGCGCGGCGCCTTCGGGGCATTCGAAAGCGCCCGGCTGGCAGCAGCGCCAAGATCATCGGGCAGCGCGGCGGCTTTCTCGGCGGCCAGCCCGTTGAGGTGCTGCTGATGGTCCAGGCCCGCGTTGCGGTCGAAACCCGGGTCCACCCCCACCGGCACGCGCTGCACGCGCCCCGTGCGCGGGTTGGTCCAGGCGGCGGTACGGGTGCGCGGCGCGGGCGATACTTCAAGGCCCATCTGCGCGGCCTCGTCCTCGCTCAGTTGGATCACGCCGCACCGGCAGTTCCAGCCGTTGGGCGGATAGTGCGTGCGCCACCAGGGCGAGTTGACCGGGAGCAGCTTGCCGTCCCAGGCGCGGTGCGCGGGCCGGGTGCGGAAGTCATCGAGGGCGTCGTACATGAGCAGCGGCGCGGTTTCGCGCTGCGCCTCGATCTGGCTCCACTGGCCGGCCGCGTAGGCGGATTGAAGGTTGGTGCGGAAGATGGTTTCCAGGCGCGAGGGGCTGCCCAGTTGGGCATCCACCACCTCGCCGGTTACCGGGTCGTTGAGCGGCTTCCTGCCCCACCACCCGGCGCGCTTGAGCAGCGGCACGATCTCGCGTGTCCAGTCCTTGAAGGGCGTGCCGTTGGCGGCGGCCGATTCGAGGGATGCGCGCACCTGTGCGAGCAGGTCCATGTCCATCATCTTGGCGACGGTGAAGGCTTCGGCGGTGGCGGTGTCGATGGCATCCTGCCAGGCAAAGGCGTTGCCCAGGCCCATGGCCCTGAAGTAGTTGATGGCGCGCTCTGGCGCCACGTCGAAAGCATCGCCCGTGGGCACGTCGAAGAACTCGGCGGCGGCCTGCGGCGGCTGCGGAGCGGACGGCGCCTCGCCCGCCAGCAGGGCGGTGAGGGCATCGATGGCGCGCTGTTCGTCCGCGGCCTGGTCGATGGCCAGGGCTTGCAGAAGCTCGGCCGCGCCGAAGCGCAGCTTCACGGCCGGCGCGGCGCGCGGCGGGCCGCCCTTGAGGCGCCCATCAGGCGGGCGAACAGACCGGCGCGGGTGAGCTTTTCCAGCGCGCCCGGCGCTGGCGGCGCCTCAAGCAATTCGGCCAGGCGGTTGCGGAAGGTCTCGTAATCGTCAGCGGCCTCCGCGCTGTCGAGCAGCGCGCCGATCTGGCGGCCCATCACCGTGTCGTACTGTTCCGCGAAGCGCGCGGCGGCCTCCACCAGCGCATCCTGATCCGCGCGGCGGCCCGCGCGCAGGGCGGCCAGGGCGGGCGGGTCCGCGAACTGCGCCCCGGCGGAGTCTTGCGCGTTGCCGCCGTTGTCGGGCGGCGGCGGGGCGTTGGGATCGCCCGCGGCGGCGGCCAGCAGCGGGGCCGGGGTCTCCTTTTTCTCCCAGCCCTCGCCGTAGGTGGTGGCGATGTAATCCTCCGTGGGGGCGAAGCCCATGGAGAACACCTTGGCGTCGCGATCCGCGCGGGCGTTCAGGTCTTCGGGCGGCGCGATGTCGCGGCGCACCTTGGGCACGGCGGCGCCGGGAAAGTTGAAGGCGGTCCACCACGCGGCCACCTGGTCCGCGAAAGCCTCGTTGAGCAGGTCCGCGTCCGCCTTGACCACCTCATCGCGCACGCCCATATGCACGCGCGCCTGGGACAGGCTTGATCCGTTGTCCGTGGTCATGGTCTGCGAGAGGATCACCTTGGCGATGGCGCTGTCCATGGCCGATTGCAGCGCGCCATATTCGGCGGTGCCGCTGCGCGAGGCTTCCAGCAGTTCCACGGCCACGTTGTCCGGGCACACCACGCCCGCATCGCTGGCGATCTGGCGCAGCATCTCCAGGGCCTTGCCGCGCTGCTCCGCGCTCTCGATCATGCCCGGCGGCAGCTTGGCCACGGCCGTGGGCTGCGCGAAGCGTTCAAGGAAGGTCATCCAGAACTGCGTGCCGTTGCGCTTGAACCAGCAGGGCCAGTAGAGGGCATGGGCCAGTCCCAGGCCGTAGGGGTTGTCGCCCGTATCGCCACCCGCGCGCAGGGTCCAGAACTTGCGGGGCGGCATCTCCACGAGGCCGGCCGTGGTTTGCAGATACAGCGCCCCGGACCACCCGAACCGAAACCGCGAGCGGTCCCGCGCGATGATTGCCTCGATCTCCACCATCGAGCCCGACGGGCGCCAGATCACTTCGGCCACGGCCCAGCCGTAGAAGCTCGCGTAGAGCATCTTGTCGGTGATGTCATCCCAGGCGAGCCGCTCCAGTTGCTCGCGCAGCG